ATGAAACAAGTAATGTCTCATGGCCTCTCCACATTTTGACAACAGGATGACTAGCCCAGCCCTTGGGTTTACGATCATTGCCGTCAGGGTCTAGCTCACACATTGTGAGAAGGCACTGCCAGGCTTCTAAGGTCTGCTTGTGAAGACGCTTGTTGTCTAGATGAGACGCAGTGAGTTCGAATGACTCAGTGCTAGTAAGAAATGATTGCATAGTCTGTCCTTGTGTCGTTGTTTTGATTATAACAACAGACTATGCAATTTTCGTAATCGAGACTACTCGCGGTCAGCCTTGGTTGCTTTGTTTGGGTACCAGCCCTTAGCAACGTAGCTACGGCTGAATCCCTTGTCGGTATCAATCAAGTATTCGCGGTCGCCGATAAGTTCACCAGATGGCCCACTGGGTTCGCCTTTCAGCGCAGTAACAGCAGCATCACCAATCCACTTAGCAGCTTGTGCAGCAACTGCCTTGCCCCAAGTCGATGACAACGCTGAGTATCCTTTTGCTTCTACAAATTCCCAGTCGTCAGGCAAACCTTGAATTCTTGCGGCTTCTCGGTGAGTAATGGTTCTTGGTTGCGTAGGGTGAATTACGTGATCAAGAGCGCTACCTGTGAGAACATGCGCCCATGAGTTCCCGTCCCAGCGGCTTGGCATTGAGAAACCCATGTAAAAATCATTCTCAATAATCTTTTCAGAAAGACCAATCCATGTCTGTGGGAAGTTTCCACTGTTCTTGTCAACAGCACTTCGCAGTGCTTTGTTAAGCGGCATCATCGGCTTCCAACCATCGTTGCCTACAATGTCAAAAATGTCTTTAATGCGTGTGGAGTTCATATTGTTCTTTGCCATATGGCCGTTTACCGTACCGCTTTGATTGCGAAGATCTTTAACAAAGTCTGTACCTTCGCCGCTGTACGACTGCGACTCCCACATGATCTCACAATTTTCGAGGTCGCCAATGACGTCCATCATTGTGGGCATCTTCTCAGGAGTCGTGGCAACTGCGCCAAATGGCATTCCCTGCTCAACGGCAGTCCAGAAATAACGAGCACGATATGAGAATCCGCCAACCTGGAGGTTGTTCATCTTGACGTGATACAGGTCGTACTTCTTACCAGAAAGTTCTTCAACCATGTCTCGGTACTTGACCATACTTTCACGGCCTTGCGTATACGCTTGCTGTACGCATTCGAAGATAATCATTTTTGGCTTTACCTTAGCAGCGTATCGCATAAACGCACGCGTATGCTCATGTGCAGCAGCTTCAGGTCCACGGTTGGCAGGGCCAGACCACACCGACCAACCGGAGCACGGTGGGCAACCCATAACAATGTCAGCGTTCATTACTGGCCATTCTTCTTCACTATTTGAGAAGAACGATGACCAGTTGTCACCAAGGTGTTTTCTATTGAGTTCAGCAACTGGGTTGCCAAAGTTCAAAGTACCTGTGCGGAGGGTCATCTCCATACCAGACTTCACAAAGCCGTAGCTCATGAAACCTGCGAGTCCATTACAGTCAATAAATGTCAAATCAGACATTGCTTTTACCTACCTAATCAGTATTGCAGATGTTTATCGTATCATGCTTGCTGCGAAGAAGCTGCCAATTTGCGGCCAACTTCATACCCGCACGCGCCATAGCCAGACACATCAATCCAGGTATCAGGTTGAAATCCTGACTTATTTGCGTAGCGAGCAACCTTAACGCCGACCATCATCATTGCAACGTCTTCTTCATTGATTTCAATGCCAAGAATCACTGACCAGATTTTTGCAATACGTAAGAAGTTATCTTCAGGCCCACCGTATTGTGCGTCACGATCACCGTCAACAATACGCCCAGCTTCTTCAAGACAGATTTGACGACCGTTTTTTGTTTTCTTTTCAGTTGCCATTTTCATCAATCTTTGTTCTGACAAAAACTACAGCCTCGTATTGAGTTTTATCTGCCGCTGTTGGGATCGGTGTTATGTCGATTTCGCAAGCAAGTGGCATTTCTGCAGAGCTATCATTAGTAAACTTTCTCCACTCATTAAGAGCCTCTTCTTTAATCTCACTAAGTGTGAAACCAGAAACTTTCATTTGTACTGCAATTCTCATTCTTCTACTCTTTTCTCTAAAATGTTCGGCGAGTAATACGTGCGCTTGAGCGTGGGATCTCTGTCATCAATTGAAGTGACAACAAAGTCTCCGCCTCTAATCTCAAGTACTTCGCAGATTCTGCCATTGTGAGCTTCTCCAAGTTTAGTAGAAAACGCGTCATCTTTAACTCGTACTACATCGCCAACATTTGTGTTAGTTGCATGTGCTGCAATCCACTCTGCCATTACGGCCTCTTAGACGGGCAAGCCGCGACACCACAAGAAGTAACATCGTAATCATCAAGCGCGCGCGAGCACATTGAACACTTCATACCTTCATCAAGAACTCGGTAGCCGTTCTTTTGACGATCAGCATTCTTCTGCATTTTCTTGAGATACTCTTCATCAAGCTCTGCGTCAGTTGCGCCAGCGGCACAAAGAATGTTTGCAACAAAATGCAGTACATCTACGCATTCCTTAACAATTTCCTTGCGGTCTGCGTATGGTTCATCGTGTTGCCAAGGCTTCCATGAAATAGCTTGACGAACCTCAGCAAGTTCATCGTCAATCGCAAGCATGTTCCAGCGAATGTACTCAATTAATGTATTGAGATCTTCTGGCTCGTTGCCATGAAACTTGCTGTAGTCTGCGTTGTAAACATCTTTCTGAAGTTGCATTGTCTTTTGAAGCCACTTGTTAAATAGAACTGTCATCTTTATATTCCTAACGTTGTTTCTAATTTTTCTTTTACTGTATCCCGCGAAGGTATCGACGCGATGAATTCTTCTTTTTGAGACACTGCCAATTCATACATGTCAATGTATGACATTTCTTCAATGCCAGCCGCAAGGTGTGACCATGCGGACCCCACCTTAGAAGTTACACGCCATTCACTGGCGATTGGTGTAGCCGCATTCAATGATTGAACCCAGCGATGACTCCACCAGACCAGCCCGTCCTTTGAAGGACTGAGAAGTGAGCCAATAGATTTTGATATGAGATCAAACACATCATTATCGTCAGCACTTCTTTTACTTTTCATTCCTTCGTATGGAAGACTTAAAGAAGAAAGTGTAGACGTAGCCCACTTAGTAGCGTCTGTGTCTACTGACCAGCGTCGTACTTTGTCACGTGAAATTCTTGGTATGCCGTCAGCTACATAGTAAGAGTCCACGCATACGCCAACTAATGAATTAGCTGCGCCGGCAGGCAGTTTAGCAGAGACTGTTTCATTTGTAATCCACGGCATAGATGGGTACAAAGTAGTTGGCCATTCGCTATTCGCAAGAAAACTAATTCCGCCTAGAACTGATATCTTTGCTTTTTCATTAAGAATGACATGCTCGTACTGTTTGCGCATTGAGTTAAACGCAGTAAACAGTTTACCGCTTTCTTTTTCTACAGCGCGAAGATTGGCAGTGATTCTTGACGGATCCGGTGCGTCAATGAATAAGACAAGTCTGTCATCATCCTTGAGCAAATCAATCATGCTTAGTACGCCATACGCTTTGTTAGACGTAATGCTCAATGCTGGTGCAACGCCAAGAACTATGGCATCGTAGCTAGCAAGATCTTTTTTAGTAAGCAAAACTGACGGTGACAACCAATCAACACTGTGGCCATGTTCTTCAAGAATAGAAGAAAGTGCACCAGCAAATGATAGTGACTTTGAATTAAGTCGCCGCGATGATTGCGGAGATGTCATACCCGTCAGAAGTACAGTAGCCACTACCTTGTGCCGTCTGGGTTAAACTTCAAACCCTTGTCTTCAGCGAGAGCTCGATGAACAATGCGATTGCAGTGTTCAACAAAAGAACTGTAGTCTGGCATGTAAGGGCGTAAAGCATCTCCTTGCGCCTTTGCGGCTTCAGCAAGTTCGATATCGCTCATAGCTTCTACTTCTTTAATCGTAAGCTTATATGGCTTGCCGAGTGGGTTTCCTTCGCCTTTATCAGTTACAAGAATTGAGCCAACCCTAGCAGCATACATAAACCGGCTCCTCCACCATCCAGAGCCCGCGTGAGGGTACGGAGGCGAAAGAATACCCCAGTAGTCATTGTAGAACGAAAGAACGTCTGCTTCACTGTCAAGACGCTGTCCGCCAAACTTTTTAATCAGCTTGCGACTACCAATAATTTCAACTGGCCACTCAGGCTTTTTCTTTTCAAGCCAAGTATCATGTGGCATTAAAGCGCCAAGCACCCACTTGCGTTCCTTAAGACTTGCATCCTTAGGTTCAGATGTAGCAAGAATGTCGTAAATGGTTGAGCTTGGGTCAAGTGCCTCAATGCCAGACATAACTGCTGGCATACGCTTACGAACAAGCGAACGATCTCCAAACGAGTACATTGGGCACGCTGGAATCATTCCCTGCGCCCAGCGTTCTTCGAGCACTGAGGTAGCTGCTGCAACGAGCTGGCCTTCGTATTGTTTGATGTTTTCATCAGTGTCGTTGAAAAAGTATCTTCCGATGCCGCACTTTGCAGCACCTTCTGGGTCAGTCAAACGAATACGCTCAACTGCAGCTTCAGCGTCTGCGTAACTAAAGTATGTTGCGCCTTCATCGCCGCGCTGCCCAGTAAGAAGATACTTATAAAGAAGTTCTGGGTGATTCTTTAAAGCACGGCAGCCGTTAAACACAGAACTAAATTGCCAGTCGTCAAAAAACCCAACGGCTGGGACACCAGAGCCTAGCACATACAGTGCTCCCATTGCACCTTGGCGCCCGTTGAGTGAGTTTAGTGGTGCGAGGTTTACCCATGCAACGTCGTACATAGATAAATCTTCGCCTGGAGTAACTCGTCTCCAGTCAACTTCGTGCCCGCATTCTTCAAGTGCCTTTACAATTGAAGCGGGTACGTCGATCTTTTGAATTGTGCGTCTTTCAGTGTTAATCTGAAGCGCAGTGAAACCTGTCATTAAGATTCGCATAAAACCTGTCTTGTGTAGATGTGCCAGTGTGCCAGAACTATACCCTAAAAGATACAGCTCTGGCACACAAGACGATGCCTTTTTTACTTTATCAGAAAGGCGCTGCTGGAGGTGCTGCAGCAGCTGGTGCTTCTGCAACTGGTGCTACGGCTGGTGCTTCTGCAACTGGTGCGGCTGCAGGCGCTGGTGCGGCTGCAGGCGCTGGTGCAGGTGCAGGTGCAGGCGCGGCTGCTGCAACAGGAGCTGCAGGAGCGGCAGTTGCACCAACAACGCTGTAGTACGCCTTGATTTCGTTTTTCTTCTGACCCTGCCAGGTACGTGAACCGATTTGTGCACGGAACGAGCGACCCTTAAGTGCTTGCTCAATCTGAGCGTTGCTTGGGCTTGTTGCAAAAAACTCGCGGCCAAGACCAAGTGCGTTCATCTTGCGGAAGAAGATTCCGAGTGCTGTTGGGTTGTCAGTTGAAACAACAAGGTTGTCCCACACAAGACGCTTTGCGTGAGCACCGGTCTGAACCTGTGCCTTTACAGCAAACATTGTTTTGCCTGACTGCGATACCTTTGCGGTAGCTTCTACGACTGTAAGGTCGTAGTCGCCGTCCGGCAGTGGATCGTAACTGCCGACATCGCCGGCTTCCTTGACAAGGTCTCCCCAGTTAAGTGTGCTCATGATTGTTCACCATGTCCTTCTGTTTTTGTTGTTTTGGTTTTTGCTTCTGGCTTTGGGCCAAACACGATATCAAGCATGCGCTCGACACCGAGATCTTGTTGTTCTACGATTTTTCCAAGGCGACCTTGAACACGTTCACCGGCTTCGTACTGTGCTGTACGCTCAACGTACATACGACGCGCTTTGAATGGCGGCTGTGTCGGGTCTGGATTTGGGAACTCTTCAACGCTGATTGCGCCCAAGATGTCGTAGAAGTATGGAGCTTGAATGGCAAGCTGACCTTGAAGATACGGGCGGTAGCGGCCGTCTTGGCTTTGACGAGCCATTGCGGTAAGAACTACAGCCTCAAGAGGATTTGTTGCGTGCATCGTTAAGTCGCGAAGATCACGAAGCAGTGCGCCCATGTGACGAAGAAGCTCGCCCCACTGTTGCATTTGCATCTGGTTCTTACCCGCGATGTTGTCGACGCATTTAACCTGGAGCTCAGACACCGAGTCAATAATCAATGACTTGAATTGGTGTCTACCAAGTTGCAACCACTGATACGCCTTGAGTACGGTGTCGTAGTCTGTGACGTTGACAACGCATGTGTCCCAAGTTCCGTCAGCTGCTGGCGGCTCCTCGCGAAGTGGATCCCAATACTTAACGTTGATAGGCAAGAAACGGTGTCCGCCTTCAACGTCGAGCATGAGACGTGGATATGGTGCTGTGACGGCGAAGGTTGATTTACCAACCTTTGACTCGCCATAGACCATGATAGTTAGTGAACGCTGTACTTCTGACATGTCATTCATTTCCTTTCATCTCTGTTGTTTTGTAATATGCGTATGGATCATCCACCACATAAAGTTCGCTGATTGCTTGTTCGGCGGCGCTGCCGTCGTCAAACAATGGGCAAACAGCGAAGAATTGGCACTTCCACTTACAGTCTCTGCTGGGTCGTGGATATGCAACGAAGTTTACGTCTGCGCCTTCATCAAGCGCCTTGCGAGTACTCATCATGTCAGATACTGCGCCATGCAGACGATTCCAAAAAGCCCGCAGTGCAAACGTGTTATGGCGAACTTCCATCTGCTCATAGAAAGGTGGCTTAGCATTTGCTGTACGCTTTACTTTTCTAAGCATCGTAAAGATGCCACCTTCCGAGCGTTCACCTTCTTTGTTCTGCGCGGCTTCAAGAATCATATAAGTAAGGATCTGCTCGTTCATGTGAGCAAGACTTGCAAACTCTGTGAATGAACCACCGACTGTTTTGAAGTCACGGAACATACGCACACCGTCACCCTTGCGGCGAACACGCATGTCGAGTTTACCTTGAAGTTCTACGGCACCATCAAACATCGGCATGGAAATAATTTCTTCAGTCGAGATCATTTCAAGCTCGGCATCAATGCCATTTTCTTCAACCCACTCAAGATAACCCTCGAGCATGATGCGCCCAAGCTCTGCTTCACTTTCAAGATCCATGGTGTCACGGAAGCTTTCACGGAGAAGCTGCTTGTCGGTTTCTACTAACTGTGCATGAGCATCGAGAAGTGGGATGTTCTTAGAGTAGTACATGTCCAATGCTTCGTGCACTCGAGAACCAAGCGCAAGTGCGCCTGTAAAGCTTTGGGTTGCTGGCTGTAGTCTACGGTAGTAGCTAAGCCACCACTTGCGTCGGCAGTCTTTGAATGTCTGAATCTCTGAGTTAGAGATTCGTATTGGACCTCGCGGTGAGATCTCTACTGGAGTAATGTCGGTCACAGTGTTTCTTTACTTTCCTGAAGCATACGCAACAGTTGATGTTTGTCTCTTACGATGTTTTCAAAGTTGTCAGCCTTGCTGTCAAGTACTTGGATAACTCGTTCTTCAATAGTGCCCTCGGTGACATAATCCATAATCACAATTGAGTCATGGATTTCACTGCCAATACGGTGCACACGGTCAAGTGCTTGCTTGTAGTCAACTAATGACCAAGGACGCTGAAGCATCACCATGCGGCGAGCTGCTGTCAATGTGATGCCCACACCGCCTGCCTGGGCTGTAAACAAGATCCACTTAATCTTGCCTGATTGAAAGTCGTCAACGGCTTTCTGACGCTCATCTTCATTCTGCGCGCCAGTGATAAGACCGTGAGGAATCTTTGCATCTGTCAGCGCCTTACTCAACAACTCAATGAGCTGTCGCGATACTGCACAGACAGCAACAGAGTCATCACCAAAGTCGCCGCTCTTAATGTCATCCATGAGTGCATCAACTTTACACGAAGGCTCAGTCAATACTGTGCGCATTTCGCCAGTAATCTCGTCGATGTCGATTTCAGCGTACGAACTGGCAAACTGAAGAAGGCGAGTGGTCTGTGTAAGTGCGCTAGGTGCAACAACAGCTGTGCCGTCCTCGAGTTCAGCAATCATTACCTCAAGCATTTGCTTGTAGGCTTTCTTTTGCTTGGTTGACATCTCGACATCGCGGCGTTCCTTAAGTACTGGTGGCAACCACGGAAGTACTCGAGCCTTGAGCATACGGCGCATACGAGGATTGATTGTTGCGTAGAACTCATCATTCATGTGAGGCTTAACGCCAATAACCATCATGCCGCCAAATGCATTCAGCATCGTGTCGATCATGCGGTCAATCCATCGTGTCTTGCTTGGCCATTCATCTGGAGACAGCCAGTGCAAGATTGACCATAGGTCAAGAACGTTGTTAGCAATTGGCGTACCTGTAAGAGCAAAACGGATGTCTGCATCTCCAGTTGCTGCCCACAATGCCCGGGTTTGTTTAGACTTAGGATCCTTTGAGCGGTGAATCTCGTCCGCCACAACGGCCTTGAAATCAATTTCATTCAGTTCCCGTTTGTGAACTTCACAGCGGTTCTGAGTGACACTTTCATCGTGGCCACCGCAGTCTGTACAACGTGCCAACGCGATAGAACCATAGGATGCAAGCTTCGAGTGTGAGCGCAAGGATTCCCAGTTGATGACATAAACGTCAGCTTCAGTATCAAACTGTTTGCGGCGCTGACCAGCGGAACCGCCAATAACTTGAACGCGTGCCTCGGGCCACCACATGCCAAACTCGCGCTTCCAGTTTTTCTTAAGAGTGTTAGGGCAGGCAATTAACGCAGGGAAGACTTGCTCTGTTCTAGACATGGTTCTAAGAGTGCGAATTGTTTGGGCGGTCTTACCAAGGCCAGGCTCATCAGCAAGTAAAGCGCGACGGGCAGTAGACAAGAAGGCAACGCCAGCGCGCTGATGTGGAAAAAGATCTTCGTTAGTTTCATCTACGTACTCGTCAAGATCTCGCAAGGCATTTGCTGGCGCAACACGCGATGCTAATTCGTTTGACGCCCACTCGGTAAGTCGTGGCCCAATGTTGAGTTCTGCCTTAAACACTGCACGAAGTGCCAAGCATGACGCCCAGCTCAGCGGCAAACGCCAAACTTGATCCTTAGCATTCCACGACGCGCCAGGGATGCTCTTACACAGTTCTTTATAACGCCATTCCGTTTCAATACGGATGTGCTCACCTGTCTCGTTGAGCTCTACGTTTACCGGCATTCTTACCTCTTTGTCGTTCCGTTGGGTATCACTATACCATATACTAAGCAGAAAAACTACAACTGCAGAAGTTTTTTCTTAGTATCTTTTAGAAGTTTTATTGTAGCAACCTTAAAGGTGTCCAGCCATTTTTTGCTAGGTGCAGTAATCCATGGCGGATTGCATCAATAGCGTGGCCTTCTCCACCTTTATGCCAGTACCCAAGCTTCTTAATTCCTTCATTAGGGAACATGCGCTTAGCATCAGCAGGGCTTTGAAACTTTAAAAGGTTTTCATCAATGCCGTAGTCACGCATAATTTGCTTGAGAACGCCAATCTGTTCAAGAGAGTACGGTGCCTGCGTGTTACGAACTGTTTGTGCGTTAATTGTAAAGCGTTCGCAAACAATCTCAATATGCACTTGCTCTTCTTGAGCACTTGCAATAATTTGACGAATAGGAGCAGCAAACTCATTGGGCTGATACTCTCCCGCCATAATCATGTGAGGCTCTTCGCCAGCCTTACTGTCCCAGCCAAAGCACGAAATACCAGTGGCTTTGCCAGGATCAACTGCAAGAATAATGCGCTTCATTAGTACTTATCTCCCCAGGTCTCCATTGGACCATCGACTCCAGAGGTAAGCGGAACTGCCCAGCCTTCGGTTGTTGTCATACATTCCTTGACAGTACGCATGATTTCTTCAGCATCTTTACGCGGCGCGTTAAGAACAATTTCGTCATGCACTGGCACGATGAGTAACTCTGTCAAATCTGCTTGATCAAGCTTTACAAGGTTGCTCTTGAACACCTCAGCTGCTCCACCTTGAATTAGGTAATTCACCAGCGTGTATACTCGGTTATCATCGCAAGGAATGCGACGACCAGTCCATGTGTAGACGTAGCCCTGACCTTCGCCTTTGAATCGGCGCATACCAATGTCTTCAATTTGGCGTTGGAAGTGTGACATTCCAGGGAAACGACCATCGAATGCGTCCGATGTCTGTTTCATTTGTACCTCATGAACACCAGCGGTAAGCGCCTGCTTAGCCACTCCAGCACCGTAGAGGCGACCGTAAATCATACTCTTGATAAGACCACGGCGTTTGTCAGACTTTGACATTGACGGGTCATTGTAAACTTCACGACCAATCTCAGTGAATGGGTCAGACCCTGTCGAGTCAGCAAGGTTAAACATGTTGACAAGGTTTTCATCTTGTGACAAGCTTGCGAACATGCGGAACTCAACCTGGTCAAGGTCACTTGTTACAATGACATGATTCTCATCCTTGGGAATGAAAGCGCGACGCACAACATCATCACCCTTAGGCAATGTTTGAAGTGCTGGGTTTGTAATAGACATACGAGATGTTCGCGCACCGAGTGTACGAACTGACGGATGAACAACACCGTCAATAGACTCAGTCAAGAAGTTAGAGAAGTACGTGTTGGCAAGCTTGTCCGCCTTGCGCTGCTTGAGAACAGTATCGGCAAGGTTTGCAACTTCCTTATTCTCAGCAAGAAGAAGTTTTTTGAGCTGATCTTTTGTGCATGACTTTTGACCAGAAGGAGTGAAGTCTGTAATCTCCGCACCAAGACTTTCAAACAAACGCACAAGTTGTTGATTACTTGTAATTGAAGTTCCGCCATACTTCTGTCTTGCCCAGACTTTTACAGATTCTGTGTACGCGGATAGCTCGTCAAACTTTCTCCTCGAGTAGTCAAGATCTACTCGTGCGCCATTTAGTTCCATGCGAGTAACGATCCTGCGTGTTGCCATCTCGAGTTCGTATGGGCGATTGTATGGGCCATCGGGTCCGCACTTCTTGTAGAACATTTCCCACAAGCGAGTGGTTAACACGCAGTCAAGCGCGCCGTATGACCAATACGGCTGAAAGTTCACAGGAACAGTTCCCCATGTCCAACCATTCTTAGCAAGTTCAGTATCAAGTGTGTCTTGCAATGCAACAGCGCGGCTGTCAATATTCAACGCAGCAAGACGCTTTAACGCGCCGGAACCAAGCGGATCAATAATGTGCGCCATAATCATTGTGTCGTGTGCGCGATGCCATGGCAATTCCCATCGAGATTGAACAGCAAACCAGCGGGCTTCAAACGCAATGTTATGACAAATGATTGGGCCGTCAAACTTGTCCATGCCTTCGTAGAAGACACCTTTCCATTCGTCCCATGGGATTGACCAACCCTGCTGGCCATCACCAACCTGCACAAGACGAAGGCGCCCATGCCACGGAGAAAAAGCGTCTGTACGTGGGTTGCCTGAGAGCTCACCAGTTTCAGTGTCTACTGCAAGAGCGTTATGCGGACGGCGTTCGCTTAGCCATGCAAGAAACTCAGTTGCTTTTTGAGCGTTATCAACTAAATGTAGTTGAACACTTGATAAATCAGTTGTCGACATCTTTGTCCTTAATTGTTGTCACTTCGATACCGCATCGGATTAGGTATTCTATCACACCGTATGGGTCTCGGTGCATGTCAGCTTTCTTTAATCTGCAGACTACATGAGCGATGCCTGAGTTTGAGATTAGCTTGGCGCACTGCATACACGGTGCACTGACAATGTAAATAGTTCCGCCAAGACTGCGCGATCTATCAACGTATAAAAGTGCATTTGCTTCAGCATGAATTGCTGGGCAGCCGTCATAGAGATTATCAAGAGCTGTTTTGCCTTGGGCTCGCTCGCACCAATTCATGCACTCGCCTTGCTCTGGCCAATCAGCAGCTGGGCCATTGTAGCCAGTTGCTACAACATGATTGTCTTTAGAGACAATTACTGCGCCCATCTGTGCCCGTGAGCATCGCGATCTTCTAGCAATTGTTTCGGCTACAGCTAGCCACGTTTCAGCCCAAGATGGTCTGGTATCTGTCATTCATCGTCTTCTTGTTGTTGTTGGTTTGCAATTGCATCTGAGATGCTGCCTGTAAGGATCTTTGCAACTAATTCTAACGAGTCGCGTCGTGAAAAACCAGCATCCTTGAGTGTTGAGTACAATTCGTGCATTGCAACAGAAGCTGCCTTCAGCGGTGATGATTCTTCAAAGTCAAAATCACTCATTAGTCTACCTTCTTGTTTTTGTTCTTCTCAATCGCAGTAATCATAGCATTGGCGTGCCATGCCTCTGCGTCATTGAGTCGTGGAAGAATCGTACCGTTATCGACGGCGTTGATAGCTGCCATTGCAGACGCCTTAACATCAAGCCATGTTGCACCGGTAATGCTTGGGATGTCGACAAGTTCATTGGTCTTTGTGAGCTTCTCAGCTGCTTCATAATGTTGCTCGTAGATATGAAGTGAACCAGCGTGGTGGGCGTACTTACCAGGCTCGATGCCAAGAACTGATGCCAATGCAATCTGTACTTGAGTAAACTGAAAGAAGTCGTATGCTGCGCCAAGCCACACATCGTTTGACCGCATGTAGACACTCATGTTGAGCTTGTTGTTGCGAATACGGAACTGATGAAGAACAGTGCAAGGGTAGTCGCGCTTGCTTGGCTGATTGTCGTACTCTGGATTCCAAATTGTTACAACGGCCTGCCGTGAGTCGGAGTCATTTTTGAGCTTGTCAATGACTGCGTCATATTGGCCATTTGTGCGCAACCCGTACGCGCCATGGAATACGCCATTGTCTTCTGTGTAGTTCTTAAACTGAGGGCCGACAGCAATAACAGTCTTAGGGAAACTTGTACCAGACAGAAGCTGGCAAGCTTCAACTGCGCCGATGCCAGGGACAGTGCCACGACCAACCTTTAAAGGCAGCGTGTGATACACATCTTCAATATGAATAACCGCATCTTCAATTTCGCGTGTCTTCATGCCGCGAGGAGCAGCCTCTTCGCCATTATTTAGAACATACTGAACAAGGTCTACGTACCCGTTGACACCATTCTCGATTTCGATTGCAGATGCACTCATTTGGTATTCTTTCTCTTGCTGATTTCCTGAAGCTGTAAACCATATTCATTACGCGCGTCGCTCCACACGTACTGCGGGTCGCGAATTCCGACGTAATCGTTTACGTAGATTGTAGTTTTTAGAATGAGACGTTCTGCCTTAATGCCAAGAGCTGCAATCATTGGGCGGCCAAGTTGCTTATGCAGATTTGATAGCTCATCTGCACTAGTACCATTCGTACTGACAATTCCGACGTGCTTCCAAAGATTTTCAGGTAGAGAGTTCAGAAGAAACTCGGCATCACTTTCGGCCGTAGGCACAAATGGCAGGTTAGTTGCGCTGGCGAACTCATTGTGACCGCTTCTGTCATCGCCTACAATCAAGAGCTGCGGTCGTGCTGAGCCAATGTAGTTCGGATACGCCCGAAGGAACTCGGCACGTTTGGCTGCCACGCGTGCTACATCAATAATATGGCGCGCAAATTGCGGAAGACTATCAAGACCGGTGTTGCCAGGCATAATTGTCTCAGCCAGAATAGCAACCTGAGATGTTTCTACATACGCATTGTAAATTGCCTCAAGTTCTGACGAATCAATGTAGTCATCGCCACGTTCTGTGACGCGCTCACGGATTACATCGAGCTTTTGGAATAACAAAAACTGAGCCATTCCGCGTGACTGCATAAACAGTTCTACCCAGCGCCAGCCTGCCTTACCGAGAAGGCCATAGCCGTCGGTATTAGTGTGAGGACGCTTGATAGGTGCATAGGTTCTTTCGCCCCAATGCCAGCGGTCTGCTATGTGCGTTGACGTATAAAGATCTGTGTTTTCGAGACTTGTTGCGTATTCGTAAAGAAGACACTCGCGAGTTTCCTCGGGCGGTCTGCTCTTGTGATGATCAGTAATCTGGAGATCTGGCTGCTGAGTAGACAGCTCAGTCTTGATCGCCTCAATCAATGAGCTTTTACCAGCACCGTCGGAGCCTTCAATAGCGATAAACATGTCGTTCGTCTTTCTGTTAGAGATTAATTATATCAGGGGATCATTTCAATTCTGTAAACTGACTCGATGCCTTTGTCAGTTTCAGATGATTCTTCGAGAAGTCTTTGAGCAACGTGTGTCAAATAGCGAGCGCCGCCGTTGTCATACTTGTAGAGAGCTTCAAGCACAGCGTTCGGGTCTTCGCTTACTTGCGCCCAGTAGCGATACTTTTCTGGGAAAACCATCCCAGCCTCAAGAGACGGACGGCACTCGTCGCAAGGCACTACGTCGTCTCGTAAGTCATCAGTGCTTACTTCCTGTAAGCCATATCTCTTAACCAGGTGACACGCGCCGCCGTGGTAAATAACTGATACACCTACACGAGACAAAACGTATGAACCGTTGTCTGTCTTGTAGAGTTCAAATTCAATCCAACGATTTGAGCCGCGGCGCCAGGAAGAGGACTTGCCAAGCAGCTTGCCGTTGAACTTGAGAATTCTCGAGCCGTCTTTTACTTCAATCATGTTTCTGTCATTTCTGCGAAATCTGTGCTTTAATAAATAGTATCACGGAATGGTTTTTCAATGGTTACCTTAGAACTGTCAATTTTCAAGCGCCGCTAGACGAGTCTCAAGATCATTAATTTTAGCAAAAGCCTGTTGCAGTGCACCAACCAAAACAGGTATTAGATTCGATGAATATACACTCCACGGTTTTTCTTGCGGATCTTCACCACCTTGCATAGCGGCTCTTGGGTAGACATCAAACACCTCTTGTGCTATAAAGCCATGTTGCACTTCTTTATTTTTGTCTTTGATAAAGTTAAACTCTACTGGGCGTAAATTGTTAATAATTTCAGTAAAGTCTACTGACTCAGATAGATTAACTACATTCTCTTTAAGTCTAGCGTCCGATATAGGCCCCTCGCCAGTGGGGGTCATTGTACGGCCTACGGTGTTCCATAGCTGCACCACTGAAACGTACCCGGGCAGTATTTTTGTCTGCATTACTTCTGCTGGATTATTTGTGGTGGCAGTTCCTTCACAAGTTATAGATCCTTGATCTGTCAATTTATTAAGAACGATATTGGTATAGTAGTTTAAAGAATTGACACCGTCAACGTACGTATAGTTTGAACTTATTGAGCCGTTTGCTAGCAGCTCTGCGACGCTTGTTCTTGTAATGCCTAGCTCGCTTACAAACGTTTCGGTGCAAGTAACTCGACGGCCGCTAAGAGTTCCAACAGTAATTTTGCCGGCGTCAAGGTTTGAGACAAGTACCCGGTTAGCATCAAGCTCGCCAACTGTTAAGTTGCTGGCGTTAACTACAGCCAGCTCCCACTTACCTACGCCAATTGCATTTGCACCTACCGACTTTGCACGATACAGCTTATGGTCATCATCTGTGTCAAACCAAATGTCGTCGATTCTGGTAGAGGTTGGCACACTAGGAGTATAAAAAATAGTGTTTTTTCCATCTGCGGTAGCTTGCGCACCTGAAATATCAGTAATGACTCCAGGAGCTATCTGCGGATAGCTTACAGCATTTTGCGCAATGTTTGACGCTGCAATTACGCCTCGCCCGATTCTTCGTGCTGGTGGGGTGCGCTGCAGTCTAGATACACGACGGTCAATGTCCACAATTCTTTTACCAACTGTGCGCTTACTTCTTCTTAGATTACTCGCCACGCTTGTCTACCTCCCACTCGGTAATTAGGGTTAAGTCAACTTGTTCTGGGAACGAAGGGTTGTCTGGAACTGTAACTTTAATAGATTCAATCTTACGAACTAAAAGATCTGGTCTTGGCTCAAGGTTGCTCGCAAGACGAAGATTTACGAAGTCGTCATTGATAATCACTGCGCACCAATCGCCAGGGCTGTATGTGCCAATCTGTGGTTGCAGTGAACCATTAACTACAATCTTGAGATCAGATACAGGCGGCAAGAACTCAGCAAGATACCGTTTTGCGTATGAATACAAAACATCTTCGTCATAGAGACTGTCAGGATTCACTGTACTTGTTGGCGAAACTCTTGCTATGTCTCCGGTACCCAATGCTTCAGCCTGGTCAAGCAGCGGCCAACCTTCAAGAAGAAAATCTGTTGCAGCCGCAGCTGAGTATGGTTGGCTTGCGTCAGCGCCAAGCTCTCCTTGATTACCTGTCACAAAAAAACGAGTTGCGGCGTCTTCAGCTGACTCATCTAATGTCACTTCTGAAATATTTCCAGGATACTCGAATACAAGATTCTGTGCGCCGTATCGAGTAATTGGTGATGCTTCTCCTGGCGGAGGTGGATCTGGGAAGTTAACTGGGATCATCACAAATGTTCTTGAGAAAGACGCAGTTGCTGTATCGTACGCGCAGTCAACGCGATACTCAAATCCGTTAAGAACGTCTGAGTACGAGTCAAGCTCTTCTCCAACAGACTTAAGCTCAAACCCTCGTAAAATCTTATTAAAGGTACTTACGTTTACGCCACCGTACTGACTTTCTGACTTTTCGTATGTGATTAGATTAAGCCATGCAGATTGAATAGTGTCAATGTTTTGCGCGTAAGCTAGTGCATTCGCACTGCTGCCACTTGCAAACTTACCAAGGTGCTGGTCAGTAGACAAGTAATACGTTTTTGCTCGTGCTTCAGAAATCACTTCGCCGCCAACAATACGCGGCGCTACAACTTCATTTGAGCCGTCATTAAATACAATGCTGAGCAGTGTGTCTACTGAACCTTCCGAGTTCGGCACAATCGGGCGTGCAGTAAGTGTAATGTTTCCGGCGACAGCAGGTAATGGCCCAGACACTGGATAAAGATTAGACGGTAACCCTGCTGCAGTAATTTCAGACGATGTCGGGTAGACAGGCACAAAACTACTTGTTGCAAACTCAAGGCCAAAGTCTGAGTTTGCTGGGTACGAACCGTATGTGCCGTACACAACAAGTGGCGTTTGAGACGCTGTGCCAGACACTGTAGCAATATCTTCTGGAGTAGTTGCTGGTATGTTGATGACAAAACCATGCTCGCCAGGGTTCGGAAATCCTATAAGAGCAAGAGGACCATCAGTGTATACTCTAGTAATAACATGGCTGCCGTTATATGACGGACTTTCCCACGCCGGATCGTCAACGCCAGATATGTTTACAGTTTGGCCTGCGGTAAATGGCACTGGGCCAGAAGTTTGAAGAAAGCCTGTACCAACAGGCGGAGTCTGAGTAAAAGAGTCAATAGATGTCCACCGCTGCGTGATGCCAATAGACGCTCCAGCGACGGCAGTGGGTGCAACGTTAGACGCAGTCTTTGTATATGACACTGTTGTGTCAGTGACTGCCGTAACTTCGTAAGTTCCGTTAAAAGTAGAATCAACAGTTACAACGTCAATAGTTTGCCCTGGAGTAAGAACATGCCCAGAGCCAATCGTTAGTGTAGCAACATTATTTGTTAAAGACTTATTCGTGACATTTTCTGCATATTGAACACCAGGCTGAATCTCATCGTTAGGGAAGTCAATATTTGTAAAGTCAATTAGCATTTCGTCTAACAACTGGCGAACATAGTCAAACGTGTCTACACGAATACACGCTGTAACTCCGGTGTATGAACCATTAGGAATACCAGGGACTGACACAGTAAATTGTTTAGTAGGATTCTCACCAAGAGCAATAATTGTCCCATACGAAGTATAGTCAAAGCTACTCTCACCTGAAAAAACCAATCGCACTGGCATACCTACAGCAAAATCAAACGAACCATTTGCAATAGTCACAGCACATACGTTATTTGCAGCAGTTAAACTAGCCGTATAGTCATTCGTGTATGTTTTCCAAATGTATCTGTGATGGAAGTAGCTTGTAAACTCGGATGCACTAATGCTAAGCTCTCTGTTTTGCACAGAGTATGAGCGACTCCAGATTAGCCCGCCCCAAACGCACTCGTCATTACGAACAACGTACAGCGCGGTCTTACCAGGCATAGTATTTTCATACAGGTTATACGCGTTTGTTTTAGTGATTACTGGGATACTGCCGCTAAAACTACCTGCGCCTTTGAGAGCGCGCTCATAGCTTACACCTTTAATTGGCAGTTCTGCAATTACTTCGTTTGTTAAAAAGTCCGCGACAAAATAGCGATACTCTGCTACAAGCGGGTCAAATACTGGCATCTTGAAATCTCCACGTCGTTACGATACATTTATACTAACCGATCCACCCGGATCTGTAGTACACTTTAAGAGACGCTGTCGACTGTGTATTACCTTCATCTGTAAACACAATCGTATTCTCACCGTCAGCAAGAACTAGCCAGTCTGTGAGAGTGTCAATTTTTACTCTTGAGCCAACTACCAAACCGTTGTACGCAACTTCTCGCTCATAGGTATCAATCTCAAGAACGTCAGCGGCTCGAACAGCTGAGCCTGTGGCGGCTGTTGACGGGACATTTGTTGCAGTCACAAGGTAACTAATTTGATTAGAAGCTGGAACATTTGTAACTTCATACTCGCCGTTAAAAATTGAATCTACACCAGAAATTGTTACGAAGTCGCCAACAACAATCGTGTGATTAGACGAAAATGTCAATGTTGCAACATTACTTGTCAAAATCTTTGTAGTGACTGTTCTAGCTTCTGCGCTGCGAAGCGAGCTAATAATCGCCAATACTTCGCCAGTAGTCTCATTAACAATAGTCGCATCGCCAACAATAGGGCCTGTAACTTCCAAGAACATAGATACATTTACGTTACCAACGTTGTTTACAACAACGGAGCCAGTTTGACCGTCATACGTATAGTTAACTTCTTCTAACCAGTCATCTTGAACAGTCTGAAGATTAGCGGCGTATGTGTCAGCTTCTTGCCAGTTTCCACTCGCAAACTTGCCAAGATGCTGCCCAGTAGAAGTGTAGGTAGAAATTGCAGTTGCTGATGAAACAATAGCGCCACCAACAATCAACGGAATAAGAACTTCATTAGATCCATCATTATAGCGGTACACAAGCAGCGTGCTTACAACACCGTAATTTGCAACTAACGGTCTGTTTGTGAGAGTAATGTTTCCTTTTACTAAAGGAATTGGCGCACCGTTAGGGTAAAGATCTCCAGGCAACCCGGCAGCTATGCGTTGATCAAATGTCGGGTAGCTAATTACATTTACTGTGCCAAGCTTTTTTGCAGCAGTTGTTGCAAGATCATAGCCATCTGGGTCAGATTCATTCCATGAATACTTAATAGGGTCCGCAGCGCGAAGACCAATTGAAAAGTCAGTACGTCCTCGAGCGTTAACAGTAGCAATGTTTGGCCTACCGCTTAGTCGAACATACGATGCTCTTGTCGGGTTTTCTTGTGTCTTTAGCCATGCGCCTGTGTAGACCAAGTTAGTTGCACGAATAAGAGTGTCTCTAGCAGCAGGCAACAACGATGGGTCATGCGGCAACAATGAACCATTTAACGTAAGCTGTCGAGCCTGCCAGCGACCACGAGCATCGTATGAGCCGTCGCGCCAACCACGAGTAACATCAGGAATATCAGGATCTGGGTGACCCCACCAGCCTTCAATGTCAGTGCACACCCAAACAACACCATTACTGTCAATAGTATTTAAGACAAGATCGCCAAGTGAAACATCCGCTTTGAGCTTCATACCCGTAATGTGCGGCTGCGGTACAGGAGTTAGCGCGCGACGAGTAATCGCATTTTCGTTATCCTGTGAGTTTTCGTCTGGGTAAAGGTACGCGCCGTAGCCGTTCTCTCCGTAGACTAAGTATCTTTCATCAAGTGTATTAGTTAATGGCATTGTCTAGGATCTCTCTGCGGACAGCAAGCGTAGTGATATAAATCAAAATCGACGGACGTATTTTGGCCTTTGTCTTGTCTTGCATTGCTTGAACAACTGTATTGATGTCTGCTGTAGTGAACTTTTCCAAAGAAAGCTCAAGCTCATTGATTAGTGCGTTTTGCCTTCTTGACACCGCTTTTTCTTCAAATGCAATAACACTGTCAATATCATCAACTGTATTGTCAAAAAGAGCAAGAATATTTGAAAGACTTAGATGACTTACTTTCTTTTTGAGCTCTTCACCTGCAACTAAAGACAGAGGCACAGGCGCGCTTGAGCGTGCTCGAGCGTTAACGTCGCCTTTAAGGTATTTCACTACCTGCATATCAATTTGATTCTGCCTAACGTCAGCAATAAACTCTGATGAAAAGTTCATTTTTTGCAGAAATTCTTGCGCCTTTAGCGCAATAGTCTCTTCATTATTCCATGGGCTTAATGAAGTGTCAGCCCACTCGGTGATAAGCTTAAACAGCTCGTGCAGAGTTCTTGTTGCTCTAGGGAGCTCGTACTCTTCGAGATGAAAATCTTCAAGCTCTGCGTCGCGTGTCCCATTAACGTAGATGATGTGGCCAACTCCACTAACTGAGAGTACTGGCTCATACACAATAATTTCGCTCAGGTCTGCAAACAATGGATCATACTCTACATCGTTTTTCATAAAAAACTGTGGACCAAATCTATTATTGTCGCATCTCCAACCGTACCCGTCTGGTGGCACGGGCACAGAGTTCTCGAAAATAAAAAATCCTTTATTTTCACTCGCTGGCAGATTGTAGTATTGGTACAGTCTTTCATATGTTTGAGTGTTTATAATCTCAGTGTTTCCCAAAGTATCTGTCGCTGTCAAACTGTAGTCTGCAAATACTTTGTTCATTAAATGAATAGCAATAAGAACTTTGCCATCGTTCATTCGAAATGCTGAAAAGTCTTCAAATGGCACTTCGCCATTTACTGTATTCATAGTCAGTTCAACAAAATCTGAATGCTTGCCGGCAACTTGAAGCATGTAGTAGCCCGTGCTAGGTTCTTTTAGTTTTATTAGCTCAAGATCAAAAATCTGCACTTCCATTATTTACACTCCATAGATCTTAAATCTTACAACGCCAGCAGTAGCGGCAAGCCCGCTGTCGCCTCGAGCGCCTCTACCGTATGTACTGTACGTGCCAGTAGCACCGGCGCCACTAATTGTGCCATAAGGAGCCGCAGCGCCGCCACCACCTGCGCCACCTTCTACTGTAAAAACAACAACTCCAACTCCGCCAGCGCCGCCAGTAGCAGTAGCTGTTTCACCTATAGAAGAGCTTCCATTGCCGCCTGCGCCGCCTGCGCCGCCACCGCCGCCGTACCCCCAGGACTCAGTTTTATCTAATACAGTATACGATGTTGCGCCTGCGCCTTGCGCAGTATTTGTCCCACTGCCACTGCTGCCAGATGAACTGGCGCCAACTGGGTGATTGTCACTACCTTTGCCTCCACCAGTAGCTGAAAAGCTGCCACCCGACAGACCAGATATCGTAGTTGTTCCGCCAGCTCCGTCGTTACCTGCAGCGCCAATTGTCCATGAAACATACCCGCTGCCATCAGTTACTTCTATTTCAGAGCTACTTTTGTACCCACCGCCACCGCCAGCGGCGCCATATAGCCCAGCATCTCCGCCGCCGCCAAAGACAACTACTTCTGCAATGACAGGGTTGACACGCGAACCGCCACGAGGAGTAATTGTTTGAAGCGTTCTGTTACCGTTAGACTGCGTAAGAACTGTTTCAATAAAACCCCAAGTTGAAAAAGTAACTGCTGTACTTGTCTGTGTACCTGCTGCGTTTGTAGCTTTAGCTCTTACATAGTACAGTGTGTTTGGGTTTAGCCCAGTGACATTGGCGTACGCATCTGTAGTGCCAGTTCCTGTAGCTGTAAGAGCGGTAGAAAAGTTTGAATTTGTGTCGTACTCAAAAGACGTTGCAGTAATTGTGGCACCGTTAGCAGTCCAGGTTGCATTGAACGTTGCACGGTTTTGATTAAATCTGTCAACAGTTCTTGTGACGGAAATTGGCAAGCCGCGAGGAGTTGTGTTAGTTGAAACTGCAGCAGACTCAGCGCCATCACCGACTGTGTTAACAGCACGCAACTTAACGTGATATGCAGTACCGTTTGTGAGACCAGTAATTGTTACAGGGGTTGTCGTATCAGTCGGGCTAAACGCAGTCCATGCGCCGTACGATGATCCGCCATTAGTAGATAGTGCGTACTTATAGTTCGTAATTGCATCGCCACCATTTGAGCCAGCAGTGAATGCGATTGTCAGTTGCTGGTCGCCAGCGGTTGAAGAAAGAGAGGTTGGCGCCGACGGAGTAGTTGCTGGAATTACAGCAGATGATGCTGTCGAGTAGTTGCCTTGACCGATGCTATTGACCGCTGCTACCCTAAAGATGTAACTTGTGCCATTGGTGAGACCAGTGACAGTTGCGTAGGTATTAGTTGAAGTTCCGTCTGAAAATGTAGTCCACGAGCCACCGCTATTTGACGAATACTGAATCGCATAGTCGGTCAGTAAAAGGCCACCAGTGTCACCAGGAGCGGTCCAAGTGAGGTCAACTTGCGTATTCCCTCGAGTACCCGATACTCCAGTTGGCGCCCCTGGAGCAACGCCTGAGATAGTAACTGAAGAGGACTTAGGGCAGTAAGGCCCAGCTCCAATAGCATTAACTGCGGCAACACGAAAAACGTAAGTTTGATTGCCAGCCAACCCTGTGATTGTGGCGGATGCGCTAGTACTCGTGCCATCGGCAAATGTGGTCCAGTTAGATCCGTCATCGCTGGAGTATTGCACAACGTAGTCAGTAAGTGCGCTGCCACCGTTTGAGACAGGCGCGCTCCACGTTGCCTGAACGACATAGTTAGGGTCAATAAAAGCTAACTGTACTTGTAAGTTTGTGACAAAGCCTGGCGTGCCAGGACCGCCGCCACTACTAGACGCAACACCAACAAGATTACGGGTCATGACGCTGAAAGGTTACCAATCAAGTACCACTCAGCAGCAGCGCGTTTGATAAGCGTGCCAGCAGAGTACTGAGTAGACAAGTACAACTTCGAGCTATCAGAGCGAATTACTACCCCTGCGCCTGCTGCAAACAAAACTTTACCAGCACCGTTTCTTACCACGGTAATCTGCGTGCCAATCGGCAATGCTGTCGTGTTTGGCGGAACTGTTACTGTTGCATCAGTGCTATTTGTCATTTCAATAACAGTGCCTTGATCGCCAACAAGAAGAGTATAGTCGCTGGACTGCTGAGTAATAGACGTTGGGCCAAGAACTGTTGTACCGCTAACGGTGAGTCCGTTATTGATTGTTGTAGTTCCAGTGGAAGCGCCAACACTCAATGTTGTAGCAGCACCTGCAAAGTTAACTGTTGTTGCAGTCGTGTTTACCAATGCAAATGTTGAACTGCCAGTTGCAATACTTGTAGTAACTGTTGGTGTTGCCAGTGTTGGCGACGTTGCAAGTACTACGCTTCCAGAGCCAGTGTACGTTGAAAAGTCTGTAAGACCGGATTCCCAGTCAGCAGCTGTTGTTAATGTTGTGCCGACGCACGTTACCATTGCTGTTGACCCGGCTGGTACTTCAATGACAGTGTTTAAGCCAGATGACTGTACAGTTACAACTCCGGTGCTGTTGTTAACAATATGGAATGACCAGCCTGTCTGTAAAGTGCTTGTAACTGGGAGCTGCACAGATTGAGTAGTAGATCCTGTGAACTGTTGGTAATACGAACTAGCATTTGTAAGAGTTGTTGTTGTCCCTGCCGTGGCAGTTGCAGTATAGCCAATCAAGTTTGCCATTGCGCCTGGCGCAGTTGTTTTACCTGTGCCGCCGTACGCAAGCCCAACAGCGTTACCCTGCCATGTACCAGAACCAATTGTCCCGACGCTAGTCAATGAAGACCCAGTTACACCAGAACCAAGCCCTGTTGAGCTAAGCACAGTCACGCCGTTGATTTCATAGACCTTGCCTGTCAGCAAGTTAAAGTCTTCGGATGATGTCCACGCTGTTGTTGAACTCACCCAGTTGAGTGTCTTATCAGTTGCTCCGCGCAATGTAATACCACCGCCGTCTGCGGTAATATCTGAAGGAGTAGCTACCGAACCAAGCTCGATGTTCTTGTCGTCAACAGTCAGTGTTGTTGCGTTCAAGGTGGTTGTTGTGCCGTTAACTACCAAGTCGCCTGTGACTGTAAGACTATTATTAACAGTTGTTGTGCCAGTCAGCGCGCCGATGCTAATTGATGTTGCAGCACCAGCAAAGTTGACTGTTGTCGCGCCAGTATTTAGCAATGCAAATGTTGCACTTGCGGTCGTAATGCTTGTCGAAACAGCAGGGCTTGTTGCCAGCACGACGTTGCCAGAACCTGTAGTTGCAGTAACGCTAAGAGTACCGTCACCGCTAGATGTTGTAACAATACCGTTGGATGTAAGACTGCCAAGCTTCTTGTTTGTCAGCGACTCAGACCCAGCAAGTGTAGCAAGTGTGCCAGAGCTCGGTAGAACAAGAGCTGTTGTTGCACCTAGCGTAAACGTTAAGTTGAACGCACCAGAGGTTGTAACGTTTCCACCAAGAGTAATTGTCTTGCCGGTGTTTGCCACTCCTGTGCCACCGTACTGACCCGCAACAACAGAACCGTTCCATACGCCCGTCCCGATTGTACCGACACTAGTCAAACTCGAGGTAACAACGTTTGATGCAAGTGTTGTGCCAGAGATATCTGCGGCGGCGTTGAAAGTCTTGTATGTGCTGCCGTCGGTAGTGAACTCCCAAGTATCTGAGGTTTCATTCCAGCGGATAAGCACGTTTGTGGAAGTGCCACGCTCAATCTCAATGCCAGCATTTTCAGTTGGAGACCCAGTGACATCGTTGTTTAGAACAATGATGTTGTCCGAAACATTCAATGTTGTAGTGTTGATTGTCAGCGTTTCGCCTGTGACAGTGAGGTTGCCAACAACTGTGACGTTGCCACCAACTGTCAAAGAAGACAGAGTGCCAAGAGACGTCAAGTTAGACGCAATCACGTTTGACGCAAGAGCTGTGCCTGAAAGGTTAGCCGCGTTAGCTCGGTTCGCTACAGCTTGCCCAGCTGTCCAGGTAAACCGCGAGTCAATAGCATTGATCGCCGCGTTTAGTGTAGTGCCCCAACCTGAGTCACCATTTACCGGTAGCGATGTCGTACCGTCAATTAAATATGCCACCGAAATCTCCGTTTCAGATTCTTATAAATACTAATCATAACCTATGCTGCGCCCTTCCTAAGCTCAAACGCAAGTTGACGATTGACAAGTGCTGCCAACTCAACTTCATTCATTCCAGGCGAAGGATGAACATTAATGGTAATTCCACCAGTGCTACCGCCGGCAAGCAGTGTGATCATTGCTCTGTCTCGCTTTGAAAGGCCATCACTATCAAGAGGTTCAATTCTTTCTGCGCGCCCTGCTTCTGCGACGTTTACAAGAGTACCGCCAGCGCGTGGCATAACTGTGCCGCCGAGGGCAAGCTTTGGAATTTTACGATAGCCACCAGTTACAACGTCTTCAAATGAAGTCGTGTCTTCTCCACCAATTAAATCAATTTTGCCAAAGCCAAACGTGCCACCGCCAAGGAAGCCTGGGAGAGTAAAGCTTTTTCCGCCAAGCGTCTTATTGAATCCTTTAATGATTAAGTTGACACCGCTTTTGAATATGCCAATAATGCCACTAAATACTTTACCAATTAAGTTTGGAATTTGCTTAAAACCGCCGATAATCTTGTCAAGGAACCCATCAACAAAATCAAGAGCTTTATTCCAAACCTGCTTAAGGAATTCTGGGAAGTTTGTAAACATCAACTTGATGCCGTCCCACACCCTGTGGAACGCTGTCTTAACGCCGTCCCAGACTGTTCCAAAGACTTCGCCAATCTTGTCAAAGGTTGGCTTAATTACATTGTCCCAAGCCCAGCTAATTGCTCCCCAAATAACAGGCCAAACAAGATCAAACGCGGTCTTAATACCGTTCCATATTGTAGAGAATACAGCACCAAGTGTTTTAAACACTGGCTTAATGACGTTATTCCATGCCCAGCTAATAGCACCCCAGATTAGTGGCCACACTAAATCAAACGCAGCTTTGATGCCAGCCCATATTGCAGAGAATACCGTGCCTATCAAACCAAATACTGGCTTGATAACATTGTTCCATGCCCATGAAATAGCACCCCAGATCAAAGGCCACACTGTGTCAAATACGGCTTTGATACCTCTCCACATAAACTTGAAGACAGTGCCTATTAAACCAAACACTGGCTTAATGACGTTATTCCATGCCCAGCTAATAGCACCCCAGATTAGTGGCCACACTGTGTCAAATACGGCTTTGATACCGTTCCATACTGCCGAGAAAATAGTCTTTATCAATCCAAACACTGGCTTGATTACGTTGTTCCAGGCCCACTGGATTCCGCCCCAAATCAGTGGCCAAACATTCTCAAAAACAGTCTTAATGCCATTCCACATAAATGCAAAGGCTGCACCGATTAGACCAAACACTGGCTTGATAACATTGTTCCATGCCCATGAAATAGCACCCCAGATAACGGGCCAAATATTCTCAAAAACAGTCTTAATACCAGTCCAAATAGCAGAAAACACAGTAAGAAGTCCGTTAAATACTGTTGTAGCTACTCTTAGTAGTATAGGTACAGCATTTAGTATCACGTTCCATACAACACTAAAGACTTTTTGTACCACGCTAAATACAGTCTTAAATACGACAACTAGTACGTCAAATACAGTCTTAAATACTGCGCCAAAAACCTTGAAAACATTTTTAAAGATGTCAAACGCGCCCGTAACAATGTTGATAATAACGTTGAAAACTTTTTTAATGATATTGAGCATTTCAACGCTAAATATCTTCTTTATAAGCCAAGAAATTCCCTTAAATGAGTAGTAAAATACGCCAATAAACACCTTGACAGCGATCTTGAGAATACCAAAAGTTTTGCGAATAACGGTGGAAATAACTTTAAACACATTAGTAACAACAGGCAGTGCTACTTTTGAAAATGGGTAAATAAGGTTTTGCCAAATGGCAACACCAACTCTTTTAAGAGTTCTCCAAATGCCTGCAATGAGAAGACCAATAGCAGTGAATGTGACAAGCGCAGCAACGTAAAGCACAATGCCAATAATTTTGGTAATTTTAAGCAAGACGCCAAGCACTGGCTTAAGAACTTTCCACAAAACCCCAGCCGCACCAGCAATTGCAGTAAATGCAACAGAAAGACCCTTGAGACCTGCGCCGCCGATTTTGCCAAGTGAGCTGCCGATAAGACTAAAGACTTTTCCAATACCAGCAGCAGCAGGCCCGGCGATTGCGCCAAATGCTTTCGCAATCAAACCAAAAACTGGCTTAAGAACATTGTTCCACACAAAAGAAATAACTGTGCCAATTGCTTCAAAGACTGGCTTAATAATTTTGTTCCAGGTAAAACCAATAATTTTGCCTAGCGCTTTGAATGGCCAAGCAATCGCGTTGTAGATGGTAACGCCAACCGAGCCAAAAGCTCCAGACGCAAGTTCGCGTAACATCCCAGGAGCGCTGACAAAAAATCCTTTAATTACTTCCCAAATGCCTTTGAAGATGTCGCCTACGCCATCTTTTAATAGCGCCCATGCTTCACCCCAGTCTCCAGTAAAGACTTTGATGATTGCTTTAATCATCTTAAATACGCCAATAAATATGCGCACTAACCCTGCGACTATTTTTATTACACCAATAATAGCGTACTTCACTATGCTAATTGCAAACGGTAGCAAAAACTTAAAGATAGGCACGATGTACTTAGCTAAGAAGTCTCCAATGCCCTTAAACATTTTGCCAAAGCTAAAACCGCTCTTAGACATTCCGCCAAAAGCAGCGTTAAAAGCTTCTTTAATCTCTGCAGCAGCTTTTTTAAGAGCTTCAAATGTCACTTTTACGAGATCAGCTAATGATTTTCTAAACTTTTCGCTCTTTTTATACGCACCGATGAGAACGACTACAAGCGCGGCAATGGCCGCAGTTATTAACAACGCAGGCCCAATTGTTACGCCTAGCACACCAGTTAACTTTGTAAATATAAAGATAAACGGTCTAAGAGCTGTCCTGAGCATTCCAAGTATGTACTTGCCTAAAAGCACCAGCACGCTTTTAATTGCAATAAACGCAAGTTTTGCACCGTGCATTACAGCGAGTGTTTTAAAGACCGATGCTACAAATTCATTTTCAAAGATTGCAGCCGTTATATTTACAGCTGCAGTTAAAATACTAAAAAACGCAATAATGCTGCCAGACTCAGTGAACGCCTTCATCATTCGAGCAAATCCTTCAATGAATCTGCCAAAAGCTGGTGCACTTCCAGCAAGATGCTCAAACGCTGTGCCTAAGTGATCTACGGCTCTAGAAATGCTATCTAAGAACTCCTTTGTTCCTGGTTGTGTAGCAGACTTAAGAACAATCTTGATGATCTTGCCAAGAATGCCAAAAACCTGCAAAAAGCCAGTTGCTGATTGCTTAAAGTAATCTTCTAATGTGCCGTCTTCAGATACTCTTTTTGTAAAGTCTCTAAACTTTTTAGCTGACTTTTCCATGGCGTCAAAAATCATTTCGCCGCCACTACCAGGGCCAGATGCTGCGCGACCCATGTTCATTAGCGCACCCATAAGATCGCCAATGATATCGCCAAGCTGCGATGCTACGTCGCCGGCGTACTCAAAGACTCTGCCAAGTTTTCCAGTTTCATTTGCTGCCTTCGATGATTCGCCCCAACCCTTGGTGAGAACAACAACCCAGTCAGTAAATCGCTTGATAAGCGGCCCTGCTGCATCAAGCACTTGCACAACAACTGTGTACAGGTTTCCTAGAACTTTTCCAAATCGCTCTGTAACGTAGACGTTTGTTTTACCAATTTTTTCAAACGAAGCAAGGTTTTTAGCTTCCGTAACAGTCTTTGAAAAGTCAAGCGCAGTCTGGCCAAGCGCTCTGCCAGTTTCTTGAAGAATCGGCACCAGTCTTGGAAATAATTTGTCAACAATATTTTGAATAGAAGCTTCAAGTGGGCCAAAAAGTTCTTCGCCTGCTGCGTCCTTGAGTTTTTTAATTTCTGGTTTAAGAGTTACAAGATACTTTGCAAATTCTTGCGCTGCTTTAGAAAGTTTATTAAATTCTGTAAGCGCGCCGCCGCCACTATTACCTTTTTTAAGATCTGCCTGTGCTTTTGCTAAAGCCTCAACAGCTCTTTTTTGCTCATAAATAGCATTAAGCACTTCGTCTGACTGTTCGACCTGCTGCTCAGCGTTAAGAGTTCCGTCTTTAGTGACGCGCTTTTGCTCTTCCGCAAGATCACTACTTGTGTCAATTGCTCTTCTGTAGTTAAGGTCTGCCTCCTTAAACGCAAGCTCTGCCTCTTTGCGCGCTCTAGAGTTTGGCGGAAGATCTTGAACTCGAGCAAGCGTTTCTCTTGCGTCTTGAAGAGCAAGCGCAGCTTTTTCTTGGCCAATAGCGGCGTCTTCAGTGTCGAAACCAAGTTGTTGAATTCGTTCGGCTGCTTCTCTATACGCTCTATTTAGCGCTTCTTGCGCACGTCTAACTCGTTCTTGCGCGCCGCGGAACGCTTCAAGCTTTGCTGGCATTTGATCAACGGCACCAGTTTTTGCTTTGCCTAGCTCTCCCATAGCTTTACCTACGCCACCAAGCGCAAGTTTAGCTGTAATACCCGCCTGCATTAACGCACTTAGAATGCCAGGCAGCACAATTAGTGCAGGGCCTGCAGCAGCTGCCTGCGAGCCTAGAGCAAAAAGACCACCAGCTAACTGGGCAACAACAGGAACTAACCCAGAAATCGCAGCCTGTAAGAAGTAGCTCTTTGTGACAAGCGAGTTGATGCTATTGTAGACTCCATCAGACTCTTTTGCAAGTTGCTTAAATGACTTAGTGTCAAACTTGAATAAATCACCAATAGGGCCGCGACCATTGTCCATTTTTTCAATAGACTTCTTAAGAATCGCAATTTTTGCCATCGCGCCAGCTGTGGAAATATCCACATCCATACGAATGCGGCCTACTGTGCCTGTAAACATTGTACTACTTCACCTCCTTCATTCTGCGTCAGTCTTAATTTTATACCGTATTTGACTAGCCTAGTGGAGCGTCAAGCACGTTGCCGAAGGGTTTATACGCGCCTTCTTCAAAATCAGTGGCTGGTACAAATGGCTTAGACGAGAATGTCTTTTGCATAGGGTCCATAGGCATTGGCATATCGCCGCCCATTGGATCGTCAAGATCACTAAAGTCGGTAGTTTGAGACTTGCTTGAGCCGTACCTGTACGTTTTTCCATACAAGTCACGGTAAATTGTTGTGCGCATAGCATCGCGTGCTTCTGCCTGCTCGCCAGAAGAAACATTGGCGTCTTCTTCAAAATAGTAATGAAGAACGTCTACTAAATCTGCCGCTCCAAGCGCAGACAAATCTAGCCCTGATGCTATTGCTTTGCCGTTAACATACGGCCAGAGGTCTATTCCCCAATCGAGGAAGCTTCTGGCCGCTCCGTAGGGCGGTCAGTGTACTGCTCGACCAACCACTCGATGATGTTGCTCAATGTTTCCATTGTAACAATTCGTACTGGGTCAGCAGCAAGAACGTCAAAACGCTCGTTACTTTCTGGCGTAAGAACAGTCTTGAAAAAGCCAGTTACAACGCCTGCGGATTCGCCTGGGTCGTCTCCACTTGACTTAGATACCAAGTCAAGAATTGTCTTACCTGGGATTTCTGGGATACATTCAAATTCTTCGTCATGAAGCTTAAAGGTAATTTTTTCAGCCGGCGTGCTGTTACTTGCACCGGCTCCAAAGTCCTTAAATCTTGCCATCTTATTTCTCCATACTGTGTATTGGTCGTGATGTCACGTTGACGCAATGTGCGTCGTTTCTATAATAACAAGTAGGCAGAGTCTGTTAGGAACCTATTTGGCTTTGTCCCAGGATGCATTACTGCTCGAGAATACACCACTCTACCTTTTTGCGTAAATCTAAGAATTTCTCCGCCTCGTGGAGTAATCATGTGAGGTCTGGTGCCTTCATGCACAAAAGCCGCGTAGCGCAAATTAGAACCAATCGTAAGCTTTTGCCCAGCAGCCTGGGCAGATTGGTCAATATAAATAGACATTGCCAGCGCGCCTGTCCTTTTGCCAACTTGAGCTCTTGCGTGCACTCTTGCTTTTTCAGCTCTTCCGCGCATCAGTCTGCCAACTTCACCAGTAGGGGCATTTAGCATTCTTCTAAGCTTAGCGTAGTTTATGTCAACGTCAATTTTTGACACTCTAGCTTGCATACCACTAGCCATCAGGGGATCGCCATCGTTAGTTGAAGATTAACTGACTGAAATCCACCTTCAGGTTCTGGGATGTCTGCCGTCGCAATAACGCCAACGCCAAACCCGCCATCGTCCCAAACGTCAAGAGCGTTTAACGCTTGCATTAAAACGTACGCGTCAATTGCAGATACTCTTGCTGCTTCATTGATCTTGTCTGCAGTTGGCGGTCTGCCATTTTGCCCAACGGTTGGGATTGCTCTAGAAATAGTAACTGTCATTACTGCAGTTCTTGGCATGTTACAACGCTGAGGAGAAGACGCTTGATCACCTGGAGGGCCAAGATAGATTTGCACTAGAGTAACTACAAGTTGCTCACAGTCAATTGCTGTTTGACCAACTGTCCAATACTGTCTAGACGGGATAGGCACATGGTTGGCTTCAAACGTATCAACGATACGCTGAAGAACATTGTCAAGAAAGTCAAGTACGTTTGTAATGTCTTCAGAGACGTTTGAAATATCAACAATTGGCATAAAACTAACCTAATGTATAAGCGTTGATGACGGATGACGCCAGAGCAACTCGAACGTTACCTGATGCAATATATACCGTTTCTACGGTCGCGCCAGACGTTCTTTGCGCATAAAGATCATATGTACCAGGGTCAATTTTTCCGATGGTCTTGAGCACGTCTTCGTAGCTAACAGTAATTGTCATACGATCATCAGTAGCAGCAGTCACTGTGCCTGTTGTTACGGCAGAGGCAACGTTAGCTGCAGTTTTTTCATACATAAATGTAGTTGGTGTTGGCGCATTTGTTACAGTGTATGTGCCATTAAATGTGGCATCAACACCTACAACGACAATAGACGCTCCAGCCACAAGACCGTGAGTAGTTGCTGTAGTCATTAAAGCAACGTTATTAGTTAAGGACTTGTGCGTTAAAGTAATTGCCGCTGGCGTTGGGTCGGCGGTTTCAACAACATTGTCAAGTGTAACTGACGTATTTTCCGAGTAATTGCGAACTGTAATATATGGACTCCAGCCAAGTTCTTGTACCAAGAACGCAGCATTGATATCTTCAAGCGCAACGTCAACAACGCCAGTTCCATTAGGCGTAATGTCAAGGTCCATGTCGCTAGCCGCCAATTTAAGCGGCTTGACAGTGTATCTGCGAGCGCGAGGAACGTCAGGCGTAAACACACGAGCCTTTGCTCGAGCCTTGTCTGGGTTGACAGACTTGAGGAACATGTCTACTACGTACAAACCTGTGCGAAGATCATCAATAAACTCTTGACTGTCTAAGATTGTGTACGAAACACCTTGGCGAGAAACAGAAGTAATGCGCTGTGGAAGCTGACAATCGTCATCGTTATTCCACAATTTGCAGAACTCAAATGCAAGCGTGCGTGCTGCGAGCTTACCAAGCGTTGGTGGTTCAGTGCCATAGCTATATGTAATTTCGATGTCACAGGGAGTCCATCTTGCGCCCGCCACTGCTTGAATAGTAGAGTGGTCTACGAGGTAGTAGCTGCTTGGGTCTACCACAACTCCAGAGCGATTTCTAATGGTGTGGATCTTTGTGATAGGGCGTCCACGGAGGCGGAGACGCGACTGAGGCGACAAACCGTCAGTAGTTACCGCCGTATATGAGTCCATGTCGCTGTACGGAATATTGTAAATATCTCCAAGAACAAGTTCAGCGACATGGACTCATATA